TCTCGAGCTGCTTCCAAAGTGGCGTCAAGTGAGGCCTGCATACTGCCCATGGTACTGGTCGTGACCGTCTCAAGGGGCTTCATGCGCTCCTCGATGGCCATCATGGGGTTGAGCAGGTTCATGAGCGAGTCTTGCATCTTCTGAGCGGACCCTTGAACGAGAGCGCCAGTGAGGCCCATCTGCTGGCCCGCCTTCACGAGGCCTTGGCCTCGCTCGGCCAGGCGGTCCAGGTTGCTGAAGTTGCTCGCCATCTTTTGGACAGGACCACTAAGCTTGTCCACCAGCCCAACGATGACACTGAGCTTCATCATGCCCTGCACTTGACGCCCTCCTTTCCGCTGGGGTACCCTGGGTTCACCAGGAGGTGACCGTTGTGTGGTTGTTTGCGGGTCCGTTCTTCATCTTTCTGGGCATCGGTTTCTTCCTCGGCGTCGTGTACCTGGGCATCCGTTACGGAATCCCGTTCTTCTTTGAGGCCTTACGCCTCGGGGCCGATCTGTTGCGCCAGGTCTTTGGCGGTTTTTGGGCGGGCCTCACAGGCAACGAACCGCCCAAGTCTCGCCTTTAACGTCCGAAGAGCTCATTGATTGCCTCGACCACGCCGTTGCGCACTGACTTGTCCCAGGCTTTCTGTAGCCACATAGCTGCGGCCGCAAGATCTACCCACTCTTCATCGGACAGCCGATTCCGAGCTGCTCGGTCCAAGCCAAAGTGGCGCTGAATGAGCAGCTCGGCCTGCTCGTAGCCGTCCGCGCCGATCTCTTCGGACCGGCTTAAAGCTTCCTGGACAAAAAAGCCACGTTTGCCCCCGCCAGTTCGCTCAGCTCACCGGCCAGGGAGAGAATGACGCCCGGGCGACTTTCGGCAACGGCGTTGATGACGTCCATGTCGGGATGCAGCCGGCACGACACGAGCAAGTTGTGGCTGGCCCGGTACAGGTCCCGCTGCAGCTCCTTGGCAAAGCGGGCCATCTCGACCCGGCCAGGCTTGCGGCAGTAGACGGTGAGATCATCGCTTTCCAGGGCGAACACCTCACCGTGCTTGGCCTTCCACTGCTTGATCTGCTCTTCGGTTACGTCCCTCTTCAGCTCATCCGCCATGGGTTATCTCCTCCTCATTGACTCGTTGCTCCAGATGGTGAAGCGCCTTACTGCGCCTCGTAAGCCTTCAGTCCGTCCTCCTCGATGGGAGAGAGGATCAGGAAGTTCAGCTCGACGGTGACCGACGTGTCACCCTGCGAGGACGAGCGCTTGCGCTCCGTCCAGATGCAGTCCGGCAGGGTGTCGGTCTTCACGCTCCCATCCTTGTCGGCATAGGAGACCGTGATGGGGAAGGGCTCCATGCCGTAGAAACCACCCTGGGTACCCTTTGCATGCTCGACGAGCTTGTCGTACTCATCACGCAACAAGGTGACCTTGCCCTCGCCCTCATAGTTCCCACGCCCGAATCCGATGGGCACTGAACCCTTCCCATAGATCCGCTCGTGCCCCACCTTGTCGCTGTACTCGATGTCTTGTACGCCGATGACTTCACCGTGGGGCAGGTGGATATCGATCGATTCCCAATCATAGACCCGACCGTTGATGGCCATCTATCTCACCTCACACCTGGGCCTGGGATGCGCCGCTCGTCGCCGTGGCGAACGGATTGTCCAGACCAATCTCGACTTCGATCTCACGCATGATCGGCACCGGGATGATGCGCAGCCTTGCCCTGAGCCGACCCGTCGAAAGGATGTTCTGCCCCGGCGGTATCACGACTTGAGCCCCCATGATCTCGCCATCGGCCACCATCACACCAAGCGGTACTTGCAGAGCGGCCTGGAACGCCGCCAAACCTCCCGGCGTACCCGGTCCCTTGTGGAAACGAAGGGCGGCGATGCGCACCTGTCGGGCCGCCTTGTCGACCACCCTGCGGGTCTCGACTTGCTGATAGTCACTCGTCGGGGCCGCCATGATGCGACCGTCGTTGACGTAATGACCCGGAAAACCTTCGTAGGTCCGGAAGGTGACAAACCGCGCGTCGTCCAAGGCCGATATGTGCGCGGCGTTGATCCCTTCAGGAGCCAAGGCGACAATACTTGGCATCGCACCAAGGGAGACTTGGCCCGGGTGCTGCTGCACACCGATGGCCGAGACTCGACCGGCATACAGCCCAGCGAGGTTGCGCACCACCTGCCGACCGGTGGCGATGTCGCTCACCTTGCCGTAAGCCGCACACACCGATAGCCCGGTGGTGGCCAGATCCTCTGCCTCTGCCGTGAGCGAACTCACCCACTCATCAACGGATTGGCCGGCTTCGGGTAGCTTAGCCTCGGCCAGGAAGTGAATGTAGCGGAAGGAGTTGAACGCTTCTTCTGCCCGAGCCGCAAGTGCCGCCCACATGGCTGAGTCACTCTCTCCAACCACGTGGATGAAGTCGTAGCTTAAGTTCGAGTTGAAGAGAACGTCAATCGCCGCATTCACCGACGCCACCGACGCCGACGGAGCAGTGGCAGCGAAGCTGTATACATCCCCCTTGCGGAAGCTCTCTGGGGGATTCTCCAGGTCGTGCTCGAACGTGATCGTCAGACCCGTGCCAGGGATCGTATACGAGCCATCCGCCGGCACGGTGACTTGTCCACTCCACGATGCCCCGTCGTCGAGACTGAAGCGGAAAATCGCGTCGTTGAGGCCGCCGGTACGAAGGATCTCGACCACAGCCTGATAGGCGTTGAGCGGGGAGCCGGCCACCTGCACGGTTCCTTTTCCGGTTCCGGTGTGCGTTACCGCGCCAACCTGTCCAGGTACGTCCGCTTCGGCCGCCACTGCATAGACAATCCGAGACCCAGCCACGAAGCTGTCTAACAAGGCGTCAGCAAGGGGGCCTGTGCCCACTTGCTCAGCGATCTGCTCATGGTCGCTCAAAGACACCACTTGCCCCACAGGGGCCAGGCTCGACACTCCGACCTTGGCGTGCACCGCCGACGGATTGTTGGCCAGCAAAGCAAGACCGCCGTCATTGATCTTGACCAGTACGTCTTTTAGGGCCATCATTCACACCTCTTTTCGCTCAGCGAGCCATGGGGCCGTTCGTCCAGGCCGCCAGCTTCGCCTTGAATTCACTCTCGTCGATCCGCTTACCAGGAGCCCACCCTTGAGCCTTCATCAAGCCGGCGATTTGCCAAGGCTTCACACCCAGGCGCTCGGCCAGCTCCTCCACGGTCGGATCTTGGACCGCGACGTCAACCTTCACGTCGTCCTTGGACTTGCTCTTGCTCGACAACTGGATCACCCCCTAGTTCTGTGAATGGTCAATGTCGATTCCCTCGATCTCAACAGCCGTAAAGAGCGGAACCTCTTCCGTCCTGTAAATGCCTCCATCAAACTCCACAACGATGTCGATGGCCACCCCGCCGCGCTTCATGCTCTGGTCTTCTAAGAACTCTCCGGTCGTCGGCGTGATGCGCACCTCGCTGCCTTGGTCGTCCACGATCACCGTGGGCAAGGCTGCCAGAAACTTACGGCGACGCTCCTCCAGGGACTTGCGATCCTTCTCGACCAAAAGGACCGAGATGGGCAAGATGGCCCGCAGCGCCTCGTACGTGTAAACCCGCTGATTCGTCTCCGGTCGATCCTCAAAGGAAACCTTCCGCTCCACCCGGCGATAGCGCTCGTTCTGGTCGATGATGAGCGCCGCATAAGGCGGCGTTCGATGAGCCTGGAGGTCGGCTGCTGTCTCGAATACCACTCCATAGCCCACTTCAGGACTCTTTAGCAGCTCTGCCAAGAAACGTGTCGCCTGGTAGATCACGACAAGGCCTCCTCAATGCGTCGGTTCACAATACTTTCGATCTCCCGCTGATCGTCCTCGGAGATCCCCAGGAACGCACGGCGTGGCATCTGGACCTTACGGACCTGGACCCACGTACCATCCACCTGGAATCTCAGAAACCGAGCCCGTTTCGCCCGAATCTCCAGCCCCTCTTGGTGCACCCGAGCCCGCTTGTCGTTCGTGCCGATCTCCACAGCGTTGGTCCGGGCTTGTGCGTGAATCGAGTTAGCAAGTAATCCAGTGTCCCGAAGCGTCTGCCCGCCGGACTGAGCGCGCAGGGAAGGCGGCCACGACTTGCCTTCGGGATCGACACCTTCTCGGAACCTAAGCCGGGTGGAGGTGACCATCGCCTCTCCGATCTCCTGGTACATACCAAGGAAGTTGAGCTGGCGCAGTCTGTGCAGCGACTTTTCAAAGCGCTTCCAGTCACCGATTTTCTCGATGGTCAAGGTCGATGCCATGCAAAGCCCCCCTAGAACAAGTCCAGGCCGTCTCGCATGGCCTTCGGTCGCTGGGCGAACATGACGGTATGGGCGGGGGCCGGTTGGTTTGCGCCGATGCGGACTTTCCCGGCCGCAATCTGTTCCAAGAGCCGGATCGCGTCCCGGTAACGGGTGACTACCGCTTTGTCGGCCGACTCCTCATCGAACCCCCGCCGAGCGAACAGGTTGTAGACGGCGATGTCCACGCACAAGCTCCGGATCAACTGGGGGACCGGCTGCAGGGGAACGGAATAGCGCCCCTGCAAATAGCCGTCGATTCGGCCGGAGGCGTCGCCAATGGCCTGGTTCACCCGCTTCTCGACCTCGGGCGTCACCTCACCTGCGCCCTCATCGTCGACCAGAGAGAGCAGGACCTGATCGCTCACTTGCCCCAAGAGATCCTCGCGTGTGCAGTACATCGTCACTCACCCTCGCCTTTGCCGTCGGTGCGCTTTCCTGCCTTCGGTTTCTCCTCGGCGGTCACGTCCACGATCAGCATGGGCTCTGCTTTGAGCTGCTCCAGCTGCTCGGGGGTAAACCGGTCGTCCGGGTGGACGGTCGGCGTGGAGAAGTGTTGCACGCCGCAGCGCCAGAACCCGTCCTTCTTACTAGTGATCCGAATAGGCATCCCTTTCACCTCACACGATCTGTTGTTAAGCCGCCTCACCCGTCGACCCGTAGGCCAGCTGCCACAGGGCGTACCCGGCGTTGTCCATGCAGTCGACGCCGTACAAGTACTCCTTGCGCATGAAGACGTTGTGGTCTTCGGGATTCTCAAGTCCCACAAACTCCAGATCCTTGACAATCTGCACGACGAAGGGCTTGATTGGCCGTGACAGATCGAGAAGGAACCAAGAGGTGGGCGCTTTGGCGAGACGAGGGAGCACCATCACCTCGGCGGAGTCGCGGTTGATGTTCGTGGCCCCGCTGCCCGTGCGCTCCGCCTTCACAATCTCCAGAGCCCTTGCCCGAAGCTGCGGCGGTACCACCAGGTGGGTGGGCGTAATCTCCAGCGGCTCGCCCTCGTCGTTCCGCAGCGATTGCATGGCAGCATAGGCCGCCTCGTACGATTCCCGGGTGAGCTGCTTGTTCGTACGGTTCGACTGGACTCCGCCGGCTGCGTTCGGGTGGTCCGTGTCGAAGAAATACTGCCCGTCGTAACACAGGTTCTGGAATCCACCGATCAAAAGATCGACCACAAGCTGGTCCCGGTGGCGCGCCGCCAGATCCGCCATGTTCTGGATGCGGGGGCGTACCAGGTTGAGCTTGTCGAAAAGGATCTCATCCCGGTGGACCGAGATGGTGTACTCCCCGTCCTTCTTGCGGATCGTGAAACCGTGTGCCGCCAAGCTCCGGATCACGCGGTCGCCGACCCACTCCCGCATCTGACCAAACC